ACATTCGGGTTTGACAAACAGTAACTCTTGCGATGTGAAATGTCCACAAGTGAACCAATACTCTGAGATGGACGCCATCAGCGCGCCAACGATGTTCCCGCCGCTTTCGGCCACGAATATCGTGGGGTTAGCCGTTTCGAGATACTTGGCGTAAGTGGCGCGTGCGGCATCCTCCGAAAACTCGCGCCCCGGCAAGCCCTCTGCGCAGGCTTCACGCGTCATAGCGACAACGGCGTCTTCGTCAGACTTAAGCCCCAGCCGGACATACATCGCGCAGCCTCACGAACTGTTGGAACGCTTCTCCGCGCTTGCCGTAGGCTGGCATTGGCGCGTTTTCAGGCACAAGGCCAATGGTTCGCATCCAACTGTGAACCTCCTCGTAGCCGTCGAGCGAGATCGCCTGGATGCGATGGATGCCCGCGGCCTCATAGCGCGGAAACAGCTTATTGCGGATGAAACGCGCAACCGGGAGGCCGATGCGGGGGAACTCCGGCGTGGCGAAGAACAAGAGCGTCATAACCCCCGGCCATACCTCCAGCGTGCCGCCGATGCAGATCGGTTCGCCGCCGAAGGAACCGCACAGCACGTCGTCGCGCCCGCCGTAGCGTTGCGCCAGACCGTCGGCCATCTCGTCGCGGTCGTCAGTGGCCGAGACGGCGGTGAACTCCTCGAAGTCCCGCACCCGCATGTTTCGCGCAACGAAACGCACGTCATCCGCCGTAGCAGCCTCAATCTTTATCATCGTTGCCCTCGTAGTGGATGACGCAAGCGCCCAGCTTGTGCGGCCCGGTGCCGTTCGAGCGGAACCGCAGGGATACATGCGTCGCTTGATGCACGAACGGGACGCGGCCCCCCGCGCCGTAAGTCGTCTCGTCAACGATGGCGACGGTGTCTTCGGTCGTTTCATCCGTCGGGTCCATAGCGGCGGAAAGCGTCCACTCCCCGCGCACCGCCGCGTCAAGCGACTGAAACTCCTTCTTGCGGGTCGGTTCGCCCGCGTCGAGATACGGCAGCCAAGCCTCGGCCACGGTGTCGTCGTGGGTCTGCGTGTCGCCGGTGCCGCCGTAGCAGAAGATGGTGTCGCCAGATCGCAGATAGACCTTGCGGTTATAGGCCACGGCCTCGGTAACGGTGAAGCTGATCGTCGCGGCCTCGTCGTCAAGATAGGTCGTGTCGTAGGTTGACCACGCCGAAACTTTGGCCCCTGTGAAGAACGAGAACACGAAAATCTGGTCTTTCAGGATCAGCCAGAACCGTCCCGCCGAGGGCTCAATCAGGCCGATGACCTGCCGCCGCTCGTCTTCCGTGAGCGTTTGCAGCTTGGCAGTGATCGTGTCGTCAACCGGCACGCCGATGTCGGTGGTGGACGCCGCGTTGGAACTGTCGCGGGCGCGCAGCGAGCGCAGCCCGCTTTCGTCCAGATAGAACAGGTCGGTGTCGCCGAATGGCGTGATCGAGCGCGGCGACGCGGTGCCTGTGTTGTTCAACACCTGCGCTTGCTTGTTCTGGATCGGGTCGGGGTCCACATACCAAATCTGCACGATACGTTCGGCGAAGATCGCGGCGAGGTTCTGATACCGGGCAACGGCCACCAAATCTTCCGAGCCGGAACTCTCCGACGACATGTCGATGAAGCCCGCACCGACGTTATCCGTCGTCCACTTGGTCGGGGCTGCGACGCCCGAGAAGTGCAGGATCGGGCCTGATACAGAATAGACCTTGCTGCCGATGGTCTTCACGAAATTTCCGGGCGTGAACGCGTCGTCGTCCGCGCCCCCGGCCATTGCAACCATAGTGGACGCGGGGTTGACGCCGCCCGCCACAGCAGTCGCGTCAGCAGTGAGAAATCCGCCTGTCTGCGTAAATACCGGCATGACGCCGTTCAGTGCCGATGTCGGAACAACCGCCGTCACCGTAACGGTCGTGGTCACGGCAACTGCGGTGTAGTCCGGCGACGAAGTGTGGCTGTTGATCGCTGCGGCGAAGGCTGTCGCAGCGGCAACGGCACCGGTGCCAGGACCGGCGACCGGACTGGCGACAAGCGGCGTGGACGCCACGCTCGCCGTCAGCGTCGTCCCGGCCGGGGCCTGCACGACGCGGAAAGAGAAGCTGGCCTTCGTGCCCGCCGATGTGATCGACGCCGTTCCGGTCAGTGCGACGACGATAGCGACGCCGTTTACTGCGGCGGTGCGTGTCGCGGTCTTGACCGTAACTTTCGCCCCGTCAGCGGTGGCCGTGTAATCAGGGGCCGACGTGTGGCTGTTGATCGCGGCGGCGATAGCGGCTGCGGTGGCGTCCAGGCTCGTCGTCCACGCGACCGGGGCCCCCGTCAGGGCCACACCGTTGATGCTTGGCGCATAGGTGTCCACGCCCGCGCCTTGCGTCACGGTAAACTCGCCCGTGGCGTAGTCGCCGCCAAAGGTTCCGCCCCCGGCCAGAACTGTCGCTTCCGGGTCTATGGAAAGCCCGTTAGAGTTATAGAACTGGACGGCGAAGCCGTTAGAGCCCGGTCCGGCGTCGGACGCTGCAATGTTTATCGTCGCGCCCGCAGCGGCAGCGGTGTATTCCGGCGTGGACGAATACGACGTGATCGCCGCGGCGATGTCCGAAGCCATCGCTTCGGATGTGGTGGACCAAAGCACTGGTGCGGAAATCACAGACACGCCATTGATGCGGATGTCGTCCATCTGCGCGTAGAGTGCGTCAACGCCCTCTCTCATTCCTGTCGGGCTTATGACAGTCACCGTGCCCCCGACCGTAACGACGATGGCTTTTCCGTTGATGGCGGGGCCTGTCGTTACAGCGTTGATCGTGACGGTGTCGCCGGAAGCCACGGCCGTATAGTCAGGCGTTGACGTGTGCGAAGTGATCGCGGCGGCTACAGCCGTCGCGGTGGTGGTGTTCGACCCCGTGTGCGCCACCGGGGCCGAGATCAGCGACACGCCGTTTATGACGATGTTCGTCACTTCGTTGCCACCGCCGAGCGTCCCAGCGGTGATTTCGATCTCGCCGACCGCACCTTTTGCGGGGCGGACGCCGCCGTTTTTGATGGTGACATCGGCGCGGGCGCGGCCGTCATACCAATCCGACACAATCACGCCGTCGTAGTAATGGTTCACCGTGCCGTCGGAAAACTCGCCGACGGCATAGATTTTGCCTTTGTAGAGGTCAGCGGACAGCACGCGGACGAGCGTTTTTGACGGGTCGCTATGCTGGAGCCGCTGGTAGGACACGCCTGTCGGCAAGACCGGGGCTGCGACTGACCCAAATACAACGAGCCCCGCGCGGGTGTAGAACATGCCGACGGTTCCTGCGGGAAGCGAATACGCAGGCACGAAGGCCGCGCGCTGTTCAAACTCGCCGCCGCGCGTGACGTGGCCATTGTTGGCTTTGATAAGGACGCCGCCAGAGGCCGTTTCCGGCATACGCCGGGTGTCCAGACCCCCGGTAAATTCCTTGACCCAAATTGTTCCCATGTCAGGTCGCCTTATAGGTGACGATGCTGTCCCGGCGACGCTGCTCTGGCTGGCTGGTATCGAACATCTTGTAAACGCGGCGCGGCATAAGCCCCGAGCGCAGCTTCAAATACCGGGCGTTGGCCAGGTCAAGTTTGACTTGGGCGTCCTTCGCCCCGGTCGCTGCCAGATACTCGGCGGCGCAATGCAAGATCAGAAGTTGGTCATCCAGATCGGCGCGGTCGGCGTCCTCGACGAGCGGGTTCAACTTCCGAATGCCTGTGATCTTGACGTTGCCGGAAAGCGTGGTCGCATCGGCGTTCGTCTCGGGGATCGGCCAGACTTCCAACTGCTCGTCTTCGGTGATCTGGACACGCATTGCGGGGTCGGCGCGTTGGTCCAGTTCACTGTCGTAGGCCGCGTAGTGCTCGGCGCTTACGCCCCACTCCAGCGGCTCGTAGACGCTCCCGTCGCGCACTTCGATCTTGGTGATGCGGTCAATGTCGAGGTCTTCCGGCATGTCGTAGTAGCGCTGGCCTGCTTGCAGCGGGACGATGCGCTCGACACGCAGATGCGGCCAAGCGAAATCGTTCCAGAACCACTCTTGCTTGCGCTGAAGCGCGATGACCTGCGGGTCGCGCTCCTGCTTGTTGTGGGCGACATTCAGCGAAATGCGGCACTCGGCGCGCAGATCATTCAGCAATTTGATGAGTGTTACGCCGCGCGCCATGTAGCCCTCGCTTATGCCATAACGTCAGGCATATCCTGCACGCCATCGTCGTCTTCGGTATCCGCAGCGGGTGCGTCGTCAACAACCGGAGCCGGGTCTTCGGCCTTTGCTTTTCCGCGTGGCTTGGGCGCTTCGGCTTTCTTGACCGGAGCGGCTTTCACGCGGGCTTCGGCCTTGTAGAAACTCTCGTCGATGCCGAGTTCGCCCAACGTCTCGAAAACGCGCGCAGCCGCGCCGGGGTAAAGAACGTCCACAATCGAGTTGTCGTTGTCGTCCTTGGCGCGACCGTATTTCTCGCGCAGACGGCGCAACTCGCCCCGGTTATGCGGCTCTGCGTCCGCAGGGGCGTCGCACGGCTCGATCTCGTTGACGGCGGCCTCGCCGTGGATCGCAACCAGAAGTGCGATCTCTGCGGCTGATACGGCGGTCATCGGGACGGTGTTGCCATCGTCGCCCGCGAGAGACAGCAAGATATTGGCGTAGTCCATTGGGCTTTCCTTATTGGGGGTTCAGGGAGTGGAGCGGGGCCGAAGCCCCGCAGCCGTTATCAGGTCGCGTCGGGCACGGTGCGCCGGATGCGAACGTAGAAGGTGCCGCTGCCTTCGACGAAAGCGGTCACGGCCGAGGCTTCAATCGACAGCGCGTCAGAGCGCTTGATCGTGTTCGCCGCCGTGATGTCAGTGCCCTGCGCGACCTTGCCCATCGTGTTCGCGGCAACGGTCGTCAAAGCAATCAGGCCGCCCGCCAGGTTCGCGTTGTTGATCTCCACGTTGAACGAGGCCAACTTGGCAGCGGTGGTGGCGGGAACGTTGGTCACGAAGCAGAAGTCTTCGATCTCGCCGTCAACGCCGGGGCGGAAACCCGTCACAACGTCTTGGGTGCCGGTTACGCTGGCCAAGTTGACCGGGAACTGGAAACTCACGATGTCGTTGCCGTCTGCGACCTCGACTTGCAGCACGACCGTCGAACCCGCCGTCAGGGTCACGCCCGTCGAGTTGGTCACGGTGATCAGCGACGCGCCGAAGGCGAGCGAAAGCTGCGATCCGGTGTATTTGTCGTTGCCGTTGACGACCATGTAGCTGCCAGAGCGGTTAAGCCCAGCGGTGAAGTTGCCTTGGACGTAGCCGGTCGGGTAGCCGACGGTGAAAGTCCCGGCGTTGGCCACGTCAGCGGTAAGAACCGTGCTGACGGTGGCAAAGAGTTCGGTGTTACGCATATCGCGCTCCTATCCAAAAGGGTGGACCCCGGCGCGGTCACGCCGGGGTGAAATGCTTACGCGATCTCGTAAACGCCCGAGGAGTTCAGCCGCTTGGCGAACAGCACGCCGGTCATGGTGATGCCGTTGTACTGGACGAGGCGGTCATACGGGCGCGCCGGGTTGTGGCGCTTCAGGCGGTTGCCATCCATGTACAACATGCGGATGCCGTTTTTGCTCATGTCGATGGCGTGCATGAACTTCGACTTCGAGTTGTCGTCATACCAAGGATCGTAGACGATGGACTTGCCGCCGTGCGACGGGTCTTTCATCGAGCCATCCGGGGTTCCGTCGTCTTTCGACATGTCCTGGCTGTAGTAGCCGTTGGACCGGAGTTCCTTCTTGTAGCCCTCGATGAAGTCGGACCCGGCAAAACACATGATGTTTTCCAGACCGTTCGAGTAGCGCCCAAGCTGGCGGAACTCTTTATCCAGAGCGGTGATCAGCGCGCCGCCTGCGGCTGCGTTGACGGTCACTGCGGAGCCCGCAGCAGTCGTCAGCGCGCGGTTGCGCCACCACGAGTTCGCCACACGGCTCAAGCCGCCCGTCGAGCCCACAGCCGGGTTTTCCAAGATCAACGAGGCGATGCCTGCCAGTGCCTTGGCGTCGGCCGTGCCGTCACCGTGGAGCAGGTTATTCAGGCCGACGTTGTAGTCTTCGCCCATGTCCTCGTTCTTGTTTTCAAGCAAGTTGGCCAGCGCGTGTTCTTCGCGGCCCGACATGTCGTTGTTGCTCTGGTCCGAGCCGTCCTCGACAACATTGATGCCGTCGATCTTCAGTTCGGTATGGGTCAGCTTGTAACCCATGTGGTGCTCGCGCCAAGTGAAACGCGCCCGTTTGTTCCCGGCCAGAGTGCCGAAGTTCAACTGGTCGTCGCCCGTGTAGCCCGCCAGCGCCAAGCCGCCTTGACCGGACTTCACGCCCAGCGAAACGGTTTGGTTGCCGCCCGGAAACGAACCTGCGCGAGCGTTGAAGGCTTTCAACAGGGGCTTGTTCTGGATGTTCTGCGCGAACACCTTGCCCTTGTCGATGTAATGCTCCAGCACGGAGTTGTTGATGTTTGCGATCTCGTCAGCAGTAAAAGCCATCGGCTTCTCCTATCTACTGTGCGCGCCGATTGGCCCGGACGATGTCCAGAACGCTGCTCGGTTCCGCGCGTTGGTTTCCTGCGACCTGCCCGACCGGGATCGGTCGGACCGCCACTTTCGGGGCTGGCGTTGCCAAACGGGGCGCAGGAGGCACCAGCGCTTTGTAGGCGCGGTTCAACTGGTCCGTGACGCCTTGCGGCGTGTTCGGCTTGCCTTCCCGCGACTGAAGGAAAAGGATTTCCTTCATCAGCGGCTCCATTTTGGCGGCGAAGTTGGGGTCTTTGCGCTGACGATCTGCTTGCCAGTCCTCGGCAGCCCCGGAGAGGGCTTGAACCGCTTGCTGGGTTTGCTGCTGCTGTGCGCGCTGTTCTTCAAACGAACGGGTCGCTTGGACAGATTGCACGGTCGCACGGGAACGACTGACCTCCATCGCGGCTTCGGACGACATCTCGCCCTTCTGCACGCGAGCCTGAAGGTCTTCGGGCAGAACCTCGCCAGCCGCGATCAGCAGCTTTTGAATGGTCGGTTTCGCCCGTTTCCACGCTTCTGCCGGATTGGTTTTCATCAACCCGAAAATGACAAGCCCATCAGCGGCTTCCTCGGCCGAGAGGCCGTGGCTGTCGATGAAGTTCTGCACATTCTGATACCGCTCGGCGTCCACCTTGAAGGCTTTCGACTGGCGCAGCAGTTGTTGGAAGCGTGGGTGCTTGTTGAAAGGCACGTCCGAGTAGTTCTCGTCGTCCGCGTCTTTCGCAGCGCCCGTGTCAGCATCGTCGGCCTGTTGACCAACTTCTTCACCTTCGGCTGGCGAGGCCGCCGCTGCATCTTCGTTCTTCGCATTGACCACGTCGCGGACAATGGAAAGCGCGTCGATTTCAGCTTTTTCGCCGGTCGCGTCGGACGAGTTCGCGTCGGCAGAAGCGGTTTGCTCCTGCGCGTCCAGATCGGTCACGGCTGACGACGCCGTGTCCAAGAGGTCTTTATCGTCGTCGGTGGGCATGAAATGCTCCTGTTTCCTGCGTTACGTTATTACATTCTGCGCATTGTCGCAAGTGTCGTCCGCCAAGACCTACACGTCAAACCTGATTGGACCCGAACGCCGGTCCTGAGCCGCCCGGACCGCCCGGAGGGGCGGCGCCGTTGCTCGCGCCTTGCGCCCCTTGGGCGTTCGGATCGGTCGCGGCGTTGCCCGTCGAGGGCTGTGCGTTCTGGTTCTGCGCGACGATGGACGGCGCATTGGCGACGATCATCTTCGTCAGGTCCATGCGGTCGTCGAGACGGCGCAATACTTCGCGCGCCAGTTCCTCTTGGTTGATCGACGGCAGTTGGATCAGCATGGGCAGCATACGCTCCATGTTGTTGATCTCGACGGCCTGATTGGGCTTGCCGGTCGATCCGGCCGCGACTTCCAGATGCACTTCGCCTGCAATCTCGGCCAGTGTCATGGCGGGCCAGACAGCGCCCGGGCCGACGATCTGCTTGACGATCTCCTCGGACATTTCCTTCTGTAGAATTTGCCCGCCTGCCCGCGCAATGGTGGACAGGAACTCGTCCAACTCGTCGATGCTGGAGCCGTCGGCAGAGGTCGAGGAGTTCGCTGCGATGGCGCTTTCCGTGGCGGTGGCCTTGCTGACGCCGCCGAACTGCGCTTCTTGCGACCCGACGACGATCTGCGTGTCGGTGAAGACCTCGCCCGTGTCGTAGAGGTTCGGGTCCACGCCCGGAACCGGCACCACTTGCAGCAGGTCGCCAATCTTCTGGTCAGGCGCCATGTCGATCATGGCCAGATCGAACGGCCGCATGTTCTTGATCGTCAGCGGGTCTTCTTCACTACCGAAAGCGCCGCGTGCAGAAACCCAGCGCGGGCGCGCGGCGTCGCGGTGCTCACGCTTGCCCTGCCGCGAGCGGTTGTGCTCGCGCTGCATGTCGATCATCAGTGACACGTCAGATGGCGGGAACAACTCGTCGTCGTTCTCGACTGCGTTGAAGGTCAGCGCGTAGAGCGGCCAGAACGTCTCGACAAACACGTCCGGCGCGGCCGGGAGCCGCAGGAAGCCGGGGTAGCCATCGGCGACGTAGTAGACGAGCCCGGTCGGCTTGTCGTAGTATTTCCAGACGCAGACGAGGCCGTTCTTCTTGGTTTCCGGGTCGGTCCACGAATAGTCGTCGTCCATCACGTCGTTCGCGCTGATCTCGCGCATCGAGCCGGGGTCGGAGGTGTAGCTGGTGTAGCCGTCCTTCAGATCGACGCCGAAAATCTCCTCGACCTCTTGCGAAGTGTAGGTGTATTCAACCGCGATATGCCGCGCGCCGACAAAGCCGTCCAGCGACTTGCACAGCTTGTCGGGAATGACCTTTGTGGCCGTCGGATACTCGACGATCAGGCCCTCGCGCAGCACGATCTCCGGCTCCGATTGCAGCGCCGTGATCGAGTGCTCCAGTTCGGCCATCTCGGCGCTGTCGTCGTCCAACTCGCCTTCGGACAGTTCTTCGGACAGCTTCTTCAGGTGGTCGAGCCGCGTGCGGGCGTCCGCAAGCTGCTCCTCCAGCCCCGCGCGCGGTCCCATCTCGCGCTGAAAGCCCAACTCGACGTAGCCGACGCCGGTTGTGATCGAGCGACGCACGACGGATTTCATGCCGCGCTTGAACGGCACCGGCTGTTGGTTCGCCAAAGCGTTGCCGAACAGGATTTCCAGCGTCTTGCCGATCTTGTCGAACATCTGGCGGCGTTCGGTGCCCTGCTGAAAGTCCGCGACGAGCGCCTGCGCCTGCTCAAAACCGGGCGGCAGGTCAATCGGCGCCGGGATCGCCATGCCGGTCACAGGATCGGCCTGCGGCGGTTGCGTCGCTGCGATCTGCGTCGCCTGCTGCGCCAGTTGGATGGTCTGCATCGCCATCATCAGCGATTGCGGGTTCTCGTCCCACAGAACGTAGTCGATCTGCTCTTTGCGCTTGGCGGCGACGCGCGGGTTCTTGGCGTAGAGTGCTGCGGTTTTCTGCTTGACGTGGCGACCGGCGATGTTGGCGCGGTACTTGTCCTCGCCCCACGCTTCCTCGGCCCCCCATGTCGCGACTTGCATGTCGCGGCGCATCCGCTTGAACGCCTTGGCGTGGTGCGCCTTGTCGGCCTTGATGTTTTTCAAAATCTTCTGAACGAGGGCTTTGTCCTGCGCAGGCGTTTTCACGTCTTCTGCGGTATCTTCTGCCCCGATCTGTGGGTCGGTGTCGTCCGCAAAATCCATCAAAAGCCTCCTGCCGCTGCGGCGGCGCGTTTTTCAGCGGCCCACTTGTCGGCCAGTTTTATCCAAGCGAGCGTCCCCGTCTTCGGTTGCGCGTTCTGCTTACTCATAGCAGTATTTCGTCCTGGCGCAAATTGGCTTTGTAGGCCAAGCCCAATATAGGCCAACGCATCGACTGCATCGTCATGGATACCGCTCGGAAAAGCCAGCAGTTCGTTGACAATCTTCTCGGTCCATACCTTGTCTGCCGGAAAATACACTTTGCCCATCGCTATACGCGCTGCGATGGACTGCGCGCGCTGCTCTTTGTCCTGAACCGGCGTCACTTCAACCACGTTGATGTAAGTACCCGTCTCCAGCATCCGCTTGCGTAGGAACGGTCCGATGGACTTCGAGATGTGGCCGCGTTCCGCCCACCACAGCAAAGGCCGCTCTTTCCCGGCCGCCATCGCCAGCATGGCCTCGACGGCCTTGTCAGCGGAGACTTTCGCGCGGAAGCAGTCCAGAACCCAGATGTTGCTCTGCCGGTCAATGCCAATCTTGAACATGACGGTATAATCGTTGCGTTGGCCTGTTGCGACAGCGTGGTCGGAGGAGCAATAAATCCGCAGATCGTCGGGCAGATCGCCCGCCTTGTAGAACTGCATGTTCTCGCGCCGGAACAGCACGCCGTCGGCGACAGTGGGGCTCTGCTGGTAAAGTGCTGCGAAGCCCAAGGGGTCGAGCCGCTGCTGCGACTGCATGAAGTCCAGATCGAACCGCTCCGGCCACAAAACCTCGCCCTCCGCGCGCCCGAGCGGGTCTTCATCTTCAGCGATGGCGGGCAGGCGGATGATCTTCCACTTCGCGGCCTCGATGGCGTTATAGCAGGGGTTTTCCGGGTCGGTGATGCGGCCAATGATGTCGTCGGAGTGCCAGCGCGTCATGGTGATGATCACCAATTTTCGACCCATCCGCCGCGTCATGGCGACCTTGGTGAACCAGTTCCAAGCCTGATCGCGGATGGTCTGCGACCGCGCCTCCTCGTGGTCCTTGTAAAGATCGTCGATCAGCAGACAATCGGCGCCGCGCCCGGTCAGCGCACCGCCGCGCCCGACGAATACCGCGCGCCCGCCCTGCACGGTCTGAATGTTGGCCTTGGCAGTGCCGCCACGCCGCAGCGCGTGGTCGCGGAACACCTGCTTGAACTGCTGCGACGCCATGATAGCACGCGTGTCTGCGCCCATGTCCTCGGCCATCGTGTCGGAGTAGGACGCGACCGCCAAATTCCATGTCGGATGCCTACCGGACAACCAAGCGGCAAAACTCTTGGTCGCAAGCTGGGTTTTTCCGTGCCGCGGAGGCATCGCGAAGATCAACTGCTGAATTTCGCCGCGCTCTACCGCCTCCAGCGCGTGCGCCACCTCAATGTGAAACTTCGCGGCCTCGTAAGACGACTTCATAGGGTCGTTTGGGTCGGCGGGGTCCGGCATGGTGTACTGCGTGAACGCCATCAAATCGTCGCGCGCCTCGATGATGCGTTGCTGACGCTTCAGAAGCGCCAGGCTTTTCGCGATCTCGGCGTCCGATGGCCCTGCCGCGGCCTTCTTGGCCCGCTGTTCTTCCTCGAAGTCGAAGCGAAGCCCGGTTTTCGGATTTACTCTGGACGCGCGCGCCATCAGCCCACCTTCTCGACGACTTGTGCGAACAGCCGCAAACCGCGCAATCCCGTCTGGTAGAACATCGCCCACCAGCCGGGATTTTCCGACATGAACCGCGACCACTGCTGCGGTGACATGTCGCCCTTCAACTCATTGCAAGCGCGACAACACCGCGCCCGGTTCGGCACGTCGCCGGTCCCGCCGTTCCACTTCGGCGCGACATGATCGCTGGTCGTGTCGAGGCCGCGCTCTTTGCGCCCCCGAGGGTATGTGCGCCGCTCGCAGTATTCACAGTGCATACAACCCTCCGACAATCATGCTTTTAGCAGATGCCGCAGCATGGCCAGCGCATTATCCCAACCCCACATGAACAGGCTGCCGAGTGACAGCCCGCCAATCCCGGCCACGGTCAAGAACCCGATACCGACGGCCTTCATGCGCTTCAGATCGTCGGTCTGCGGCTTTATTTCTTCCTTGATGACCTTCTCCAAAATCGCCATGCGGTCAGCCACCATACCGCGCGCGTGCTGCGCATCTTGGGCGTCCAGAGCAACACGACTTTCCAACTCCGAAAGGCGCGCGATGATGTCGTCTTGCTTGTCAGATGACGCCCGCAGCAGACTGATGATCAGATCATTTTCACTCATTGCACGCATCCAACTTCTGGTAGTGCCGGTCGAGGTCAACGACCCAAGCGTCTACCGTCGTGTCATGCGCCGACTGCAAAACGTCCAGCGCCGCCCCCGGAACCGGAGACAGCGGCGGGCAGTCATTTATTTTTACGGGACCGCAGGCGCTCATAAGCGCCAGCAGGATCAGCAGGCTTGCTGTCAATCGCATCGTATTTCTCCCGGAGCGCGTCGCGCGCCTTCTGGTATTTGGCCTCGGCTGCCGCGCGACCGGCTGACTTTCCGCGAAAGAAAACGTAAAACGCCGCGACGATGAACACCCCGGCGACAGCAGCCCATGTTTTGAGCCGCGCGATCATTTGCGCGCCGAATTGCGCGGTGTCAGATCGAACCCCAACTTTGGTCGTTCGTATCCCACCATTAGCGGCTGGCCGTCCGGCCCGAGCAGCGCGCTGACGCGGGCGTGCTGCGGGACGATCACGTCCACCTCACGACAGAAGCCTTCGTCGTCATCGCTGAAATCCGTGATGCGGCGCTTCGTCATACGACCGTCTTCCGAACGCGGGCGATGAACAGGTAGGCTGCAACAAGCGCCCCGACGACCAAAGCCGCTCCGACGGCCCACTGCACGGGACCGTTGCCGGTGGCGACAAATGACAGCCCGCCCGCCCCGGTCGCAATCTGGATCACGGTTTCCGGGGTCGTCCACGGGTTCGGTTCCGAAGGCACCGCCTTCGCATCGCCCTCCAGCCCCTCCATCTGCGAGATCAGCGGAACAGACACACCTTTGGCCCCGTTCACCAGCCGTAGAGCCTCGCCAATGACGCCGGGGCGCGTCGGATACTGGCCTTTCGGGTCTTTCCCGGTCACGCGGATCGTCCAGCCCCGACCGTTCACCGGAAAGCCGGTTTTCGGGTTCGTCAGCGACCGTAGAAACGCCATCCGGGCGTCGCAATAATCGACGATCAGCTTACGAACCCCGCCTTCGTATTTCGAAACAGCCGCGACGGTCTGCGGCCCGATGTTGCCATCCGCCGAAACCCCGACGAGACGCTGCAACACCTTCACGGCGCGCGCTGGTCCTGAATTGACGCCAAAATCGAACGCCGCATAATCCAGCCCCGCAGGCAGCAGATCGCCGCCCGACTGCGTCCAATATCCGGTCATGTAGATGTCCTCGGCCTCGTTCAAGGTCATCTCTTTGACCTGCTGCGCCGTCACCGACGCCACGCCGCGATGCGCGGCCAAGGTCTTGTGCGTGACGCCATATTTCGTTGGCCCCCCGCTGTCCGTCTTGCGGTTTGAATAGCCGCCCTCGCTGCCAAACATCAGCGTCAGTGCCGTCGGAAGGGTTGCGCGCGTCATGTTGGCCCCGTTTGGTGGACTTGTCGTCCGACGATAACCACAACGCAAGACAAAAAACAACCCCGTTCGCTGTTGGGCGACGGGGCTGAGTTTGCTGGGCGAGGAAACCCGGAGCAGTAACACGACCAACCAGGGAGGAAGGGGCGTGTCTGATGTGTAGGCCGCGTGTTGGCCGTTTGTCAAGGGTTTTGCGCGGAGGTGGGTCGCGACTGCGTGGACTTTAACCAGCTTACCTCCCCTTTCGGGGCGCTCATTTACGCGGACTGACTTCCGCTAGGGCTTTCTTTCACGACCCGCCTTTACGCGTTTCCGATCCGCCTGCCGGTCCCCGGCCTCACGGGTAGGGGCCGCCCACTTCTGCTTTCCGCGCATGGCGGAGAAGATGGCGTCTTGCAAGCGGCGGGCAGAGCGGAAAGCGGTCAGCCTCGTAAACGCGGCTGCCGTAGCTAGGGGTTTTCATACGCCTGTATGGCGTGTCGGTCAAGTCTGACGTATCGGGCCGGACAGGGTGTTGAGAGTGGCGGGGCGCTACTCCCGCTGAGTGACGATAGGCGTGGAAGTGGTGACGCCTCGTTTTACCCCAAACCTTGCTGGCTAACCATACTCATCTCGCCAGCTACACCCGCACCGTATCGCTACCACCGGGTTCGGTCTCGTTCACCTGATTAACGTGTCTGCTTTCCCCGTCGCACTCTCGACTATGCGTTTAGCGCTGTCTGTCGGTTATGTCAATGTGGGCCGGACAGGGCGTTCCGAAGTGTCGGCGGGGCGCAAATTTCTGTGGGGCGCCGCAGCGGCTTCCACGCCGCGCGGCGGACTGGTAGGCGGGGGCCGCCCCCGGCCCAGAGGGCACCGAGGGCGGGTGGCAGTCTCCCCTAGACAGTCTAACAGCCTTACATATCAACGGCTTAGCTGCGC